GGGGGAGCTTCTGCTCCACTAGAAATTACTTTTTAAACCTGAATCCCTTACCTTATGTACTAATGCGTATGCTGTTCTTCTTAGAACTACATATAATTCAAAAGTACTCCATCGTAACATTCTTGTAAATCGAACTATCAAACTCTAAATTTCATTTATTGTTTCCTTTTTTCGTCCAACCTCGTTATTTTTACTTTTCCCGTAAAATCCACTTATGTGGTGCAATTTAAGATGCCTATCCTTATTTTGCTTAACAAATGTCGTCCTAAACGATTAGATCTGTTGTCTATTTTATAGACGTTCCTCGCTTCCGAACTGACTATGGATTATGCCACGTTTTGTGCCTTCACCCGTTTTTCTCGAAAAACACAACATGCCTTTACAACTACATGACTTAGCCGCCGGATTTTTGAAACCGAACCTGACCGAATCTGACTCAGAATTATTCAATTCTGATACCGAGCCTGTGACATTCCTGAATGCTTCTAATCCCGATATGATGAGTAAAGCCTCGCATCCCTCATCTTTATATCCTGACCAAGAAGATTGCAGTTCAGTCCGCCCACGCCATTTACCTTCCGCCCAAACCAAACCTTTTGAAACAAATATGTCTCAGTTCACTCAAAACCAAGCTAGCGCTTCCCCAGCGCTTCTCGATATTGAAGAAACCGTTGCCGACCTTGCCATCGTTGATAAACGTCCTCGTGGACGTCGTGGTGGTCGTAAGACCCAAGCCACGCGCCAAGCTCTCGATGAGCTTCATGCTCAAGGACAGTTCCTTGTTAAACCTTCTCGAACACTTTTGAAGGTTGGGCCGATTTGCCTCAAGTCTGCCCAAGTTTCTAGCCCTTACATTGCTAGTGAAACTCAAACCGAACGCCTCGATACAACTGTATGCGATACAGTTAGTGATTTTGCTACTCTTAGCAAAGTTACCCGCCACCGTGCCAACAAACAACTTAAGCCTGGTGTCGCCTCAATAACACCAGCACAAGCTTCTGCCCGCCAAGAAGCTTTTGAAAATGAACAATGTAGGATCGATCGCCTTAAAACTCGATCCCACATAGTGGTTGATGCCAAATCATCCACCGTTACTGTAGTTTCTAAAACCGTAGTTCCTTTCAACCTCCGCGAAATGTGTGATGCTTTTATTAATGATCAAGATGATGTTCAAGACCCTGAACTTCCTTTTTACCACACCCACGAACATGACCAATCCCTCATTGGCCAAAAGATCACGCACCGTCATGATTGCTATGTATGTGGTGATGAATTTATTCACACCCATACCATTAAGACCGAAACAGAATCCCGCAAAATTCAACCTTTGTTTACTTGCCATAATTGTGCCGTCCGCCAATCCTTTTTAGTGGCTGCTCCGCCAGCTCCCGCCAAATTAGATAGTCGTCCCCGTCAAACTTACGAACCTCCTGTTGTTCATAATCTTAATGATGATGAACAACTTATTGAATTTCAAATGGATCTTAATGATCCCAATTTCAACCTCGATGATTATTTGGTGGCTGTCGAAGCTGCCCTTGATGAAGTCCTTAATATCCAAGCTGATTCGCCTGAATCTTCAGATGCTGAAAGTGTCTCTACTGATGACACCGATATGTCCTTCCACCTCGATACCTGGGACACTGAAGATGTTATATCTGATGAATCCGACCTTGATGATATAGTTACTCCTCACTTCACCGGTGAGGTTATACCTTTACATGATTACAACAGTCTTACCGAAGACTGTGCTTTGCAATTCAATCCTCCTGTCCGCGCTTTACGCTTAGCTCGTGCTACTCATTACCTTATGCCTTATGCACCCGGAAAAATTTATGATATTCGTCCTCCTGTTACCAATCGCCTTGGTTATAATGCTCCGATTTTTGAAATTCGTCAAGGCCTAGCCTTCCGAACTATTTGGCCTGATATTTATACCGGATTAAACATTCAACCTATTATCGCTAACGTGCCTTCTGCACCTCTTTTCTGTCGCGAAGAACATTTTGAACCTTGCCGACCTGTTTTTATTGAAGATGAACGCTATCCTTTTTCTGTTATAACTTGTCAACTCCCACCCGAACTTCGTGATGGTGCCCTCCGCACTAGTCACGTCCGAGTCTGTACCACAGAGCTCGGACTGCATGGCCCATGCCCTCTGCACGCCCGTTGCCCCCATGATACCGCCGCTTGTGAGTGCGTTTACTGCGCATCCACCACCGATACTGATTTGAACACAGCTGCTGCCGTCCAACATTGGTTTAATGTTACCTACATTCACCGCTCTGGTATACATTACGACGATATTCAACGCATGATTAATGATTTTCATTTAGTTATGCGCAATCGTTCCGCCGATCCCGCTGCTCTCCGTCAATGGACCGATGATCTCATTCATACTATCTTTGGCCCCTCTGCCAAAGGTGCTGCTGCTTCCTCTGCGAAAAACATGTGGAACAAGGTGTCCAATTTTCTCGATCTTACTAACACTATTCATAGTGTTTTTACTACCATCACTGAGAAATATGAACACTTTGTTGAACTCCTCGATATTCCCACATGGCAAAATTTTATCACTCTCCTTTTGATTAATCTTTTGCTCGCTATTGGTTGCCTCGCCTATGCCTATTATGGAAAGACCTTTGACAAGATCATGCTCCTTTTGACCTGTGTTACTGTTGGTGCCTGTGCTCTTACTACTCGCGCCGCCTGCAATATACAATATACCGAAATCTTTGATAAATATTTACCCGAAATTCTAGGTATGGCTGAAGAACTTGAAACTCCTATGGATAATGCCCGCTATGCCTGGGACCACCGTAATTCCGTTGCTCTTGGAATGAATCAAGAATTTGCTGAAAACGTTAAACTTTCTCATGGTATTCTGAATAATGAAGTGCGCACTCGTGCCACTGTCCGTGAAACCCAACTCCGTGAAATTGAACTTGCCTGTGATTCTCGTAATTGTAGCATGTCTCAACGTGCTTCTCATCTTCGCTTACCTTATAACTTTGCTACCGCTGATTTGGAATCTTATTTATCTCGCTGTCACCCGACCGCCGTTAATCCTTCTATTATTACCCCGCCTCCTATGTCCGTTCCTGAAGACTTCCTAAAAGTCAAAGACGATGAACAGTTTTACCTTGCGCCCGATGCCAAGATGTTTACTGCCAAGAATCTCTACACTGCTTTTTCTACTGAACAGCAGATGTCCGCTTTTGATTTTAAACGCTTGACCGCTAGTCACCAGACCGCTGGTATTTATGCTGCTGAACAGATCGGTATGCCTGATGCTACTGCTCCTTCTGCCGATGCTAAGTTTTCCTCGTCCTGTAGTTCTATCTACAACATCCTTGCTCAATTTATGGGCGTTAAGGGTGGACTTACCTTAGTCGCACTCAACGCCGCATTTATGTTTGGCCGAAATATTAAGGGTGTTCTATCCTTTATATTTAATCTCACGCCACTCGTTATGCAACGCTACCTCGCCGAAAAGTGCCCGTCTATCGCCACCTGGCTAGACTGGACTGGTGGCCCATGGTTTGAGATTGATGCCGCTATTCACTCAACCATTGCTGCCCTCGCTGAACCTGACGCCGATACCATCCGAAATGCACGCCTCCTTCTGACTCGTGCTGAGAAACTCCATTCAAGCCAAATAGCCAGTAAATGGGCCGCTTATGCCTATGCTCGCATTAAGAAACTCGATGAAGCCTTACGTGCCGCCGAAACTCGCCTATTTGTTGCTACTGATGGAAAGTCTCCGTTCTCCGATGTCCTTGCTGGACAAACAGGGATTGGAAAATCCCGTATTACCGAAATCAAAGCCGAAATTATCGCCTCGAAAGTCGCTGGAACCCATACCGCCTATGGTGTCTACAACCGCCCTCTTGGAGACTATTGTGATGGTTTAACAAACCAAAAAGTCATAGTCTATCCCGATTTAGGTGCTGGAACCACCGATACTACCGCCGTTCAAATGGAAGAATGGAATGCTGTCTGTGATTCGAACTTCAAACCGAATCATTCTGCTGTCGAACAAAAGGGAATGGTTCATGCCATTGCCGCCGCCTTCCAGACTACCAACTACTTCCATTTACAGAATCAGCATTTTTCCAACACTAATGCTTTTCACCGTCGCTACCATGTCTGCGCTATTGCCTATCCTGATGAAATGTTCCTCAAGAACTTCTGGAGAGCCAACAGCAATGACCCTTTTCCGCCTACAACCTCGATGCTCCGTTACTTCCTGAAACATGGAAGCGCTGAAGATGTCCGTGAAAGCAAACACTTGCGCTTTCGTCTTACCCCTCGTGCTTTGGAAGCATGGAGAGGAGAAACCAAATCCCAGATTTGGAGTTACGACCTACAAACATCCGCCGAAAGTATGGCTCAGTGGCCTGAATGGCGTTACGACAAAGAATACTTTGTCGAACGCCGTTTGGACACCAACAAGCTGTCTACTCGTGATTACATCAACTATGTCATTTACGCTTTCGAACAACACCAAGCCCGAAATGGACCCATCGTTCAAGAAGCCCGAACCTTCGTTGCTTCATTTTTGAAACCTGAAGAACAAATGAACTTGGATCCTCCACAACCTCCTGTTGCCTCGAAGTATTATGATATGTACCGCCTTGTTGGATGCCTCGCATCCGCCGCTGGAATTGCCGCTACCGCCTATGGAATCTACCGCCTTTTCAAGTCTCAAGCTGCTGAAGCTAAAGGAGAGGAAGCCGAATCCTCAGATGCTAAATACATCTCTCGCCGCCGTGAATTACTCCCACGTAAAGAACGTTCTGCCCCTGCTAAGGGTGCACGTGATGAATATCAAGAGATCTCCTCAAAGATCTTTGATCATCAGTGCCGCATTGAACTCATACGTGGTGACAAAACTAACCGTATTAACGGTCTGTTTATTTCCTCGCGCGAAATCCTTACTAACGCTCACATCCTAATCGATCCGAAAACTGGAGTGCCCATCTATGATGAAGCCATCCGTGTTATTTTTGAAGCAAATGAAACTCCCTGTGAACACAATGACCGCACCTCACCTGACCGTGTGTGTTATTTCCAGGGTGATTACACTTCTGATCTTTGCATTATAACGCTGACTAAGCCTATCCGTGGAATGAGCCAGAAACTCCTTTCCTATTTTACCGTCGACCAACCTCAAGACAATTCGCAAGCCCCGCTAGAAGTTTTTACTCATGAAAAACTTGTCGCTGGAATCTATATGAATGGATTCAGTGGCACTAGCTATAACGACCCCGACTTGCGCAATCTTCGCCCTCGCCAAGGTTTCCGTTTCAAGGGATACCTTGATTATGGAACCTGTGGCTCAGCCATTATCTGTCGCCTTGAAGGGAAGTGGCAAATTATTGGAATAGTTTGCGCTGGATTTGTTTCTGAACAATACGGTCTCACCGTACCTAAAGCCTGGCTCTCCGATGTCGTGCGCACCCAAAATGCCCCGAAATTGCAACCATGCACAGATTTACCCAACGCCTATTCTGATATGCAACCTACCACTAATGACCTTCCCCGTCAACCTGAAGGGAACTTTTATCCGATTGCCCGTATAAAGTGTCCCGATGGAGAGGGCAGTGGCACAGCTCTTAAGCCCACACCTTTCCTCAACGCCGATCCTGACCGTCCATGCCGTGTTGCTCCCGCCCAACTCAAGTTTTCATTAACTGAGAAGCAGGAAGCAAAGCATGGCGTACCTCGCCGCCAACTACCAAACGCCGATCTTGACTTCGGAGTGCAGATAGCCAACAGCTATATGCCAAAAGTCAAGGAAAAACTCGAACCCTACACCTTCGATGAAGTCGCCAACCTCATCGAGCTGGATAAGTCCACTGGATTCAGAATGCGCAAACAACGCAAATCTTATATGTACCAAGACGAAGACAAAGTCTGGCACTTTAAGCCTGAATTCATTGAACAAGTCTATGAACTCGAGAAATCCGAAATTTGGCCATGTACGATTATCAAACCATCTCTTAAGGATGAAACCCTAAAGATGCAGAAAGTCGTCGATGGCCTTACCCGAACCTTCGAAATTTCCACCTTCGTGTACCTAGTATACGGAGTACGCTGGTTAGGTCCGTTTATCGACCTCCTACACCTCGACCATTCCTCAGCCTCCGCTGTTGGAATTGACCCGTGCTCCCGCGACTGGGATTACATGATCCGCCGCCTCGAAGCGAAACGGTTAAAGTCCGTTTTTCGCTTGCTCACTCTTGACTACAAGAAGATGGAAAGCCTTGTCACTTGGGCTGAAGCCCAACACTACGCTGATTACATCCGCACAGTAGTAAACGACCCTGACAATAACGTATCCAAATACGTCTTTGCAATGATCGATTGCGCCTACGCAATCGGGAATTCCCTTTATGGGGGTTTCACTGGAAACAAGTCCGGGATGGTTGGTACTGTAGACATTAACACCTACACGAACCTCATTTTCATAGGAGCCGCCTACCGCCATATTTTTGGCAATCGCGCCACCGTCGAAAACTTTCATAAGTTTGTCGAACTAGTGCTCTATGGAGATGATACTCTTCTCACCACCACTCCGGATTTGGATCCTCATTTCAACTTTTTCACCGTCCAAACCTACCTTGCAGATTATGGAATCCATATTACACCTGCAGTCAAAGATGCTGAGCCAACCGCTCACACCGAACAACCAGAAGCTGATTTTCTAAAGAAACGAATTCTTTGGTCCGCCCAACTTCGAAGTTACGTGCCTTACGTAACCTACCACACCCTCTTGGATCAACTATCCTACGCCAGAGATGTTTCCTTTGAAGGTCTTGAACAGATCATCAATAGTGCACTCGCTTTCGGTTTCTTCCGAGGAACCTGGAAACAGAATGGCCAAATCCCAGAGGATGACCCAACATTCGAAGAAATGCGCGATACATTTATTTATATCGCTGCCGTCAACCCTGCCAAAATCGTTACTTACGATCAACTTCTACACCGCTACGAACAATTCTCCGTCAAAACCGCCGAAACTCTACCGACCCGCCAAGCTCCTAGCAGCAATGCTAAGAGTTCTACAACTGATAACAATGAAATGTCTGATTACATTCAACACCAAGCCGCTCGCGCTCACGCTGCGATTATTGCCGAACCTGCCAACGCCAAGGGTAATTCAACAAGTACCCAACAGAACTTCTATGGAAGTAACAACAACGCAACCTCAACTTCGTCCGCCTCACAAGCCATCACGCCATCTCTCTCCGTCGCCGCTGGAACTGGAGGGCAAAACGCTTCTCTCGAAAAGAACGCTGCCCCTGAACCCACCGCAAAGGTTAAGGGCCCTGCCCCTCCTGCCAACGCCAAAATGGAACGATTGATCCGTCCTTCCGACGGAACCACCTCTATGTTGCAGATGACCCCAATCCCTGTAACAAATGGAGTGCAAATTCGCTCAACCATTGATGGACACGATCACGCTATGAACTTGACCGACCACGCCGCCACCGAACTTGACGTTGATTCGTCAGATCTTGGAATCGAAGCCGATGAAATGACTCATTCTTTCTTTCGCAACAAAATGTCCCTTCTGGGCATCACAGCTATACCGTACGCTACTGTTGCTGGAGATTTGATTGCTAGCGTGCCCATCACGCCTTTTCAATATTTCCGACACGGTTTCAGTCAGATTAATATACCACTTTTTCTGACCGTACTGGAATGGTTTGCCTCACTCTACTACTGGTGGAAAGGCTCTATTAAGATGACCCTCCAAATAATCGCTCCCCGCGAATTGTCCGGACGACTCGCTATCGTCTATGGATATGGTCTCTCAGCCGCCCCACCGTATGCAGATGCTATACGTGCTGGTGTTATAAACTTTGATTTCGACGCCGAAAATCGCGAAATAACATTTATAGTGCCATACGTAAACGCTCGATGCGAACGCATGTCCTGCCCTCTACGAGGAACTTTTAGCGCCACAACTCCAGAATACGACCCAAATGGCATTGGTAATGTTTACATTTACTCTGCCACAACTCTTGCTGGATCCAACGCTATTTATTCCCGCCCCCCAGAACTCAACATTTATATCGGTGGAGGCCCGGATTTCCGAGTTTTTAAACTCAGTCCTCTCGCCTCTATGGGATATGACCAAGCTATACCACCTACGGATGCTCGATTAGATGATGATTCTGATGATAGCTCCGTCGAGATTGTATCTCCACCACCTTCTGTCAAAAACCGTCGCCTAAAGCCTTCTGCTAAGATGCTCTCAGCTAACACCATTTTCCACGCCGATACCACGAAAGGACAGGTAACCGCCCGACGCGTCCAACGCAAAGGCGAGCCTGTCGAAAATTCATTAATTGGTTTCGCTGCCAAATTCGATGTTATCACAACTCAAACGATTCAGACTACCACGACTAACGTTGCTAAATTCAACTTTCCGTCCGACCTCTTGACCGTCCAAGCCCAGTATGCCAAATCCGCTTCGACATTCTTCACCGGAGATGTTGTTCTACGCATAAAACCCGTAGCAGCTGGTTGGCTAGGTGGTAGTATAATTGCCGCCTTTGTCCCTTTCAAGAACAAGGCCGCCACTGACTACCCTGCCTCCCGCTTAACCCAACTTCCCCATGTCGTTTTGGATCTCGCCTCAGATGCTGGTGTAGAGCTCGTTATCCCGTTCATTTCGCAAGAAACGTACTGGTATGACGGCTGTCCCGACGTAGGTAGTATACATGTCCTCATGCTGAACCAGTTGCAAACACCTTCCACAGGTACCAGCAAACAAGACGTTGTGATAGAAGCCGCCTGGATTAACTTTAAAACTTACATTCCTGCACCTATTAGCACGTCCTTACTTTCAGAAAAACCACATGCCCCTCCTGCGTCCGCCAAATCCGACCGAGCAGATGATGCTCACGCCGTAACTGACAACGCCCATCAAACCAGTACCGAACTCGATACTGCTATACCCATCACCGCCGTAGCTGCACCTACAGAAAGCCGGGAATATGAATCGGATTTTAAGCGTGATATGCACCGCCTTGCGCCGTCTCGTTTGTATGCTTTTAACCTAGTTATGAGTCATATGGACCTCGACGTTACTTTCGCAGGCCTAGCCCACCACCTTTCGCGCATCTACGCTGGTTTCCGCGGTTCCATGATTGTACAGTGCTTGCTTCAAAGTAATGCGATTGACTTACAAACCGTCTTTGCTACTAAGAATGCACCACCAGGCGCCACCTGGGACACTTTCCTTCTCGAAGCCGGTGGACAAACTGATCTGGTCACCCAACAACCTGGCCAACAATTTGCTCACTCCAATCCTCCAATAACCCGCGCGTCCGGCAATCACCAAAATGTGCGCTTACGCTTGCACATGGAAACTGCCACTCGTTGGGTTGCTACACAACCAAACACCACCCTTGCCTACGGTAATGCTCCTTTTGGACGTGGAAAATTAACTTTTCTACAATCATCCATCGGTGCTGAAACCGACGGCCGTATGATCGTATACACCGCCCCCAGCGAAGAAGCTCGCTTCTTCCACTTCATAGGTATACCACCCGTATACATGAATCCCGCCATTGAACCCACTACATCTGTGGAGACCAACTACAAAGGCGAATACTTGGCTATTTAAGTAATTATCTATTAGTTTAAGTAAAACAGACCTATTAATTTAAGTACTACCCGACTAAGATACTTCTGGTCCCGTTAGGGAATTAAAAGTTCTTTACATTACCGATATCGACCCCGATTTATGACGTTTTGTTTAGAAGTACACCAGTTGAATCCGG